TTAAATGTTGAACCTGCTAGTGGTAAATGAAATAACATTTGATCAAATTCTGGTTCGTATTCTTTCATTTGATCTAAGATTTGGTAATTCATAAAATCTTTTACTCTTTGAGACTGTTGCTCTTTTTGAGGACTTGATACACCTAAGATTTGTGTTCTAACCGGACCATCTGATGGTAATAATTCTTTGTAAGCTAGAGCTTGAAACTGTGTTACAGCTTCTGCTAATACTGGGTGCGTTGCACCTGATGCTCCTTGAAAAGGTTCGTTACGATTGTCGTATTTAAAACCTAAAAGATCTAAACCATTGATATAAGAACTTTCCCAATCTTTTCTTGATGATTTATAATCTTGATAGTCTGATCTAAGTTTTGATCCGATAGGATCTAAAGTTGTTTCTGGTAATATGTCTGCTAGGTTATCGAAATGTGATTCCGCACCTGCTTGGTTCACGGCACCCGGGTCAAAATCAATAGTTGCACCACCATCTTCTTCTGGTGTTACTTCTACCGGTCCCTGTTCTGTTTCTTGCTCCGCAACATCGACCTCTTGTTCCTGCCCAGGAACTTCTAACTCGGTACGTGTGTTTGGGAGAGCTTTATCTATTTCTGCCATTTAATCTCCGTTATCGTTTCTTACCATTATTAAACAAAGAACGCAACCCTTGTGAAGCTGGTCCTGATTCTGGGGGTCTGCCTGATTTATCGCCACCAGATAATCCTGCTATACCACCGTCTGCCATGTTTGCAACTCCTCCTGCATCAGCAATATTTTGCATTCTCATGCTATTTAAATAATCTTGTAAACCTTGTGCTTGATTATACTTTCCTGTTGCTGGGCCTACTTTTGTAATCCCATATCCAGGATTTTGCATACCAGCTTCTTCAAATAATTTATTAAGACCAAAAGGAGTATAACCTTGTCCATAATAATCTCCAATATCTTGAAGTTCATTTTTTGCATCTTCAATAGTTAACATACCATCTGCCTTCATTGCTTCTCTTCTTCTTCTTTCATCTGCCATTGCACTTTGTGGAATAGATGAAGCTGCGCCTCTTTTAGCTGCAATATATTCTTGTGCCTTACTTAATGCTTCTTGCGTTGCTGGATCATTTATTGTTTGTTGTGCAAAATTAATAGAACCTGTTTTTCTCATATCTCTAATATCTGCAGCAGCTTTATTTTCAATATCTTTTCTACTAATAAATTCTCCTCTTCTTTTTTCTTTTTTAGCTTTTTCAAATGCAGCCATTGTATCTTCTGCTGCAAACAATGGTCTTAGTTTAGAAGCTCCTCCACCGTCAATATTGATTATATCTCTAACAGTTCCTTGACCACCTTTAACTTTTCTTTCAGGTCCTTCTATCTGTCTATACAACATTTCTTCTCTCTCTAATGTTTTTGGATCTACTCTTTCAGAATCTAAATAACTTAAATACGATTCTGCCCAAGCTTGATTTAAAGGTTTACCATTTAAAACTTTGTTAGCTGCTACTACTCCTTCATAAACTGGTTCAAATAATATAGCACCGGGACCAATTAAACTTCTAAGTAGTTTACCTCCCTTAGACATCCCTTTTGTAACTTCCACTAATTTTTTAGCAGCTGCTTTATCACCTGCTGCAGCTTTAGCTTTTAATTCATTTATAGACTTAACATAAGCTTCTGGTCGACCACAGTCTATACCATTTGATAAACTACATTTAATATCATTTCTTTTCATAAAAGAAAAAAGAGCTTTACTTTGTTTTTTAGGGTCATTAACAAATTCAGTTACAGTAATAGCACTTTTTGGCATTTCAATTGTGTATTTAAGTTTTTTAGATGCTTTTTTTATATCTAATCCTTGATCTTTTAATTCTTGAAGTCTTTTAGGTGAATAGTATTTTTCAACATCTGCCGCATTTCTTATTCTAGGGAGTTCAACATTATATCGTCTTTCAAAATCTGCAGCTAGTTTATTTATTTGTTTTGACTGTGTTGCAAAATTTTTAGGATTGTTTTTAATATTTTGTCGTGCTCTTGAAAAAGCTGATTGAAAAGATGCCATTTCTTTTTGATTTAAATTCCTATCCATTACATCCATAAACTGAGAAAATTCTCCAACACCTGTTCTTGCCGTCCCTGTAACACCTGCTATTTCATTAATATCAAAACCTTTAATTTTATTTGCTTTTAAAACTTTTCTAGCTTTATTTTTTAAAGAAGAAAAAGTTCCTCTTTCATTACCAAGTTGTTTATCAATAAGTTCTAAAGAAGTGCTATATAGTGCAGACCTATAAGGATTACCAAAAGCAAATTTGTTCATAGCTTCAAAAAGTTTATCAGAAGCTTTTGCATTACGTCTTATGTTTTTTAATTCATCAAAACCAAAATCAAAGCCTCCGTAGTGTTGACTTAGTCTAGTAGTAGCCGTTGCGGCTTCTGATGAATTTAAACCTAATTTTTCTATAATATTATTAGGAATTATTAAACCTTTAGTAATATAGTTTTTTGATAATTTATTATTATGCAATAACACCATATTCTTAATTGTTTTTTGTTTTATTCCTCCTTCAGAAAATTTTTTAAAATCTTTATCTATAATATCTCTTAGACCTCCTTCAAAAAATTCTTCATTACCTAAACCGTATTTTTTTCGTATCATTTTTCCAGTAACATCTTTACCCATAGCATATTTTAAAAATTCTTTTTTTAATTTAGGATCGTTTAAAATGTTTCTGCTTTTTTCATATCTACTTGTTTTTATTTTACGGTCTGCAATAGCTTTGTTAGCCGTTTCTTCTGATTCAAAAAACACTGTGTTCCTACTACCTGGATCAAAATCTGGAACAGACCATTTACCTGTATTAGGACCTTGTTTAACTAAACCTGCTTTAAAAAACCCAGTTCGTTCACCATCAGCCATGTTCCGTGGTTCTTGGTCCATGGAGCTTGGCTCTTTGTCCCCGTACATCACTTGCATTTCATCTATGTATTTTAGTATATCAATCATTACTCACCCAGCATGGCAGCTAGTCCGCCTGTTGCATTTAATTTTCTGTTAGCAATCTCTAACATTTTAAATTCCATAACTTGGTCGTTAGGTTCCATCTTCATAATTTTAAGTGCTTTATCTTTTGAAATATTATATTTTGACATTATTTTTTTAAGTCTATCTATGTTTCCTGGTCCAGATTTCTGTGTAAAGAAATCTATACTATCATCGCCATAAACAACGATCTGTTGACCTTCTGGTAGATCGCCGCCTAATTCTTTAAATACATTTTCATTCTTAGCAAGTTCTGGGTTATCTTTTAATTCTTTTATAAAGTTAGGAAAAGTTTCTTTAACATATTTGTCTTTAGGATTTTGTTTAATAGTATTTTCTAATCTTTGTATTAAATACTCTGCTTTAGTAAATTTGCCTTCTTGTTGCACAGGTATATTTAAAGTTGCATCAGCTGCACCTGTCTCTGGATAGTTTGTTTCAAATTTTTTAAACATCTCTCTATCTAATGCTTGTTGTGGTCTTTTAATTTTATCTGCCGTGGTCATTGTACCTTTACCAAACAATTTATTAATTCCAGCCATGATACCTTTACCTATAACTTTACTACCCGCACTATAACCAATACGACCGCCGTCTGCTTTACCGAACTCGGATAATGTATCTTCGAACACGGTTCCTTCTTGTACGACTTCATCTGGTACACCTGGTTCAACATCTCTCATTTTACCATCTTGATCAGGTCTTGCAGTATACTCTTCATACTCTTCAACTTTTGTAGATTTTTTTTTACCTCTTAAAGGAACGTCGTCTACTTTATAACTCATGTAAACATCTTCTCTAAAACCACCTCTTTCTTTTTTAAGAATTTCTATGTTGCCTGTCGATATATCTTCAGTCATTTCATAATCTTTAAATTTTGTAACTTTTTGTCTATCGGCTATTGCACTTGTTTCAGTTACATCATCACCTAAGTTTTTAATTTTTTTAACTAAATTTATAAAATACGGAGGAGGGGATCCTGATCCTGCAGTTTGTTTTACAGTTTCTGTTACAGCTTTCTTAGTTGCCTGCTTACCACCAAATCCTAGTAATCCTGATTTAAGGCCCGCGATTCCTGCGCCAGTACCCGCTAGTAATTTTAAGAATGCACGTTTGCCCATTTTAAAGTTTTGTCTTGCTGGTCCACCGTCTGCATAACCTTCTTTCATAGCTTCTTTAACAGCTTCACCAAAATCATAACCTTCATCCATTAATTGTCTAACTCTTTTACCTAACGTTGCTTTTTCTGCATCTTCATCAGCAACACCGTTTCCATTTGCATATCCAGTTCTCTCACCCAATAATCCTGCAACACCGCCGCCGGCTAATTCTTCTGGTGGATCTTTTTTATTTTTTAATCTCTCTATTGCTTCTTTGTTTTTTATTTTTAATCTTTGTAAGATCTGTTCGTCTGTTTCTTGCGTACCACCTAGAATAGGTTTTTCTGTATCTAATTTTTTATTTTTTAAATCAACTACCTCTGCTTTTTTTTGAAATTTGTTTCTTGATAAGACATTACCAAACTGTTGATTAAACGCTTGGTCTTCTGCTTGTTTAACATAAGATAATATTTGATTTAATTCACCTTCTGATTTTATTGTATTTGGATCAACACCTAAATTTTTTAATCTTTGCTCTAAAGCATTAGCAGAAAATTCTACAGATTTGTTGTTAGCAATAACTCCACTTTTTTTAAAAAGTCCTTTTGCTATAAAGTTTCTAATAATTGGTGACATTAATAATAATTCCTTTTTCTAGGCACTGATTTTTCTTCCACATAATCCTCGGGGTGAGAGATAAAACCTCCCTGTCTGAATCGCATAACAGCCATAGTCATAGCATCGACTAAGTCATCATGATCACCGTGCGGGAATGCTGCACATTCCTCAATAACCTCTTCAGCAAATCGTTGTTCTGGTGCCCAAACCATACCAGACTCAAAAAGAGGTGCACATGTATTTACTCTAACATGCTTATCATTTCCTCTTGATGGTGTAAAGGTAGAAACTGGTATATCCATTTGTCTTAATTCGTGAGTTAAAGGAGTACCAGATGCTTTTTGTTCCACGATCACAGATTCAGGTTGCCAATACTTGTATTGCTCTAATGCCCGTCTTCTTAGCTCTGGGAACTCCATACGTTCCTTTATAGCATCTAATAAGATTAAATTGGCAGGTGAGTCTTCATTTGGATAAAATACGCCCCACGTAGTAATAGCTGAGTAGTCAGCAGTCTCCTTTTTAAGAAATGCTGTGTCATATGATTGTATAACATGGTGCAAGTCTGGTATCCAATCGTGTTTCCATTTACGCCACCATTCACGTTTAATGATTGCACCTTCTTCAGATGTTGGTTGTTGCATCCATTGTGCGTTCCATTTACCAACAGGCAAAGTTGCTTTAACAGATTCTAATTCTGATAGTTTCCAATACTCAGGCCAAACTGGTTTTTCTTTTTTTGTACCAGCATGCAAGAGCGCTGGAAAATCTACTATGTGCCATTGGTCTGACTTTGCTTCTTTTTGGTGCCCAATTAATTTACCAGTTAAATCTTTTGTAGACCATCTTGTCATTACAACTACAATTTTTCCACCGGGTTGTAAACGCTGACGTGGTCCTGATGTGTACCATTCGTAAGCAGATTCTAATGCGGTCGAGGATAGTGCATCTTGTTCCGAATGTGGATCATCAATTATTAATAGGTCAGCACCCCGTCCGGTTATAGCACCGCCGACCCCTGCAGCAAAATACTCGCCACCTTGTGCTGTTTCCCACCTACCGGCAGCTTGGGAGTCTTCTCTTAGTCTTGTTTCAAATATCTTATGATAATCTGGACTATCAATCAAGGTCTTAGCTTTACGACCAAATCTTATTGCTAGTTCTCCTGTGTGAGTTGCTTGAATGATCTTGAGCTTTGGATTACGGCCCACCATCCAGGCGGGAAGTAGAAACGATGCAAACTCAGACTTAGTATGTCTAGGTGGCATGTTTACGATTAGTCTGTTTATCTTGCCTTCTGCAAGTTCATTAAATTTTTTTGCAATATGTCTGTGATGAGCACCTTCTACAAACTCAGGCCAAACACATTTTACAAATGACATGAAGTCACTTCTAGCTTTATTTCTAATTTTTTTTTCCGCATGCATTACTTGCAGCGTTTTAAATTCTTTCCTTACATCAGCCGGTAACTTACTAATGTCTATGTTATTTATTTCCATAAAAATTTTTTATAATTTTTTTGCACCTTTATAGATGTTCATAATGAATTTAACAGCATTAAACCTGTAAATCAAGCAATACAACCTATACGTGTGGGACCCCTTTTATATAAAAGGTATATAGGGTCTCTTGTTTCGTGCTGTGTGGTTATTGGGTCTGGTACCTCTATTGATTATATGTGCGCGAGCGCGGCCGCACAACCTGTGGTTGTGTGAGTGTGACCCTACAGGGTCACACATGTATGTAACTCGGTTAGTCTAGTAGTACCATGTATGCACTTGCATTCAGTCTACTAAACTTAGACAACTTCTTTTGCATTGTGTTGTAATCCTCGTCAAACTCTGCTGTCTTAATCTCAATGTATAACTTGTGTTCCTCTGGTGTTAACATCGTTGATTGGTTTGAGTAAGGGTTAGTTGCTTTGATCATTGTGTCGTCCATGTTATTTCTCCTGTATTTGTTATGGTCCTATCCTATACTATCCACCATTGTTGTCAACTGTTTTAATCTCGGTCCTCATAAAAGTTCTATTATCCCAATATGTATCTTGGACCTTGGTCACTTCAATCGGTGTTTCAAGAGCCTCGGTCCTTGGGTGTAATGCAATGACCTCTCTTACATATGTATTTGCAAAGTCATTATAACAACCTTGACTACAGAAATAAGAATACATACTTGTTCTCTCTCCACTATTCCATTGAGTCTGTGGTACTTTCTTAGTCCTTAGGACCTTGCTACCCTTGACACCTCTTATCCTATCTTGAGTGTGGGATTTGTGGCAACTTGGTCCATGACACCAGACAAAATTACTCATGAGTTATCCCCCTCAGTCATTTGAAATCTAGCTAAGATTTTGGCATGACTTTCTATTGCATTTTCTAGAGTCTTAATTCTATCTTCTAAGAACTTTATTTTCTGTCGTTCAAATTGCTCAGCTTTATTTTTAGTGTGCAATTCAAAATGTTCCTGTGTTAGTTCTGTCATGATTTATCACTCCATACTCTAGCAAATAATATTAATGCTATTGTTATTATTAAAACATATTCCATTAGTACCTCGTTTCTGTGTTTCTGATTGTCCAAGTAGT